CTCCACTGGGGACACCCCCCAAACTATTACGATACGACAGGACGCTCCAAAAAAGGATATGGAGCCCCTGGTATTATCAATCCCACCAAAACCAATTGGTGAGCTCCTGGAATGTGCAGTAGACCTCATAAAGATGGCCAAATTATTTGGCTATAAAAATGAGGACTCCACACTTGCGCAAAGAATCTCTCTTCAATGGACGAACTTATTAAAAGATACGTCCATATCCTGGTTTTCCTTTATTAAATACAAGACTGCTTCCTTTTACAGTTTTTGTACAAACCAGGCCCTTCCCCCCCTACCTGTAGGTCTAGAAAATGATAGACCAGATTTAATTTGTGGTACAGGACTAGGGAGGTGGTTCAGACAACAATGCCGAGAAACAATTTTACTCGAAGATTCGGAAAAGGAAAATAAAAGATTAATCCTACTAACGACCATCAAAAATGGTCTTAAAAGAGGACTTCCAAAGCCGAATAAAAAGGATTTACTCAAAGCTGAAATTAAGACCTATAAGGTCTTAACCTCTGAACCAACAGATATACCAAAACCCAAATCATTCTTAGGTGATTGGAATGAAGTAGATAAACTGCATAAAAGAATACAGTTTACTGTAGGAAGAATTACTGCCGAAATAGAAATTAGACGTACAGTCCAAGAACTATTTCAAGGGCATCACTTCACTAAAGAGGATAGAATGAAAACCTTCTTTCCTTCAACATCAGCCAATTACTTAAGAACGAGAAAAAATATGGGAATGGTAGGCTATATTTTAGATAAATATAACCATTTAAGGCAACCAGGAGGTTACCTTAAATTATCAAGGGAAATAAAGAGAGAATTCAAAGATGACGATAAACTCCATTCTACCGAACCTCATATTCCAACAATCGATGATATTCCTTCATGGGTCATGGATACTACAGAACTCGAAGAAGTCACAGAAACTTTATGGTTTAACTTATTAAGAGATGCTGTCGGAGAAAACAAGAAAGACTTTCAAAATAAAGTACAACTTGTTGCTCTAGCAGAACCACTAAAAACAAGAACCATAAGCAAAGGACCTCCCGCAACATATTACGTATTACGAAATATGTGGAAGTTCGTCCATAACAGACTCAGACAACATAAAACATTTCGCCTAATTGGAGAACCCATTAACTGGGAAATAGTTCAAGAAACTATAGGAAAAAACCTTAAGGAAGATGAAATCTTCGTTTCAGGTGATTATTCCTCAGCAACTGATCTATTATATTCCTGGGCAAGTGAATGTTGTGCAGAAGAATTAGCCAAACAAATAGGCTTATCAGAAATCGAAAGGGAACTCTTCTTGTTATCATTAACAAAACATGAAATTTTATATCCCGATGCAGATGAGCTACTCAAAAATGCTCTCAATGGTTTTCCAAAGGAAATACCAACCTCTAGTCCCCAAAGAAGAGGGCAGCTTATGGGAAGCATAACAAGCTTTCCAATTTTATGTATTATAAATGCTGCAGTCTGTCGATGGGCAATAGAGATAAGTGAAAACAAACCTATGAGTCTTAAACAGTGCCCCTTACTTATCAATGGTGATGATAATGCCATAAGAGCAAAATCATCTATCATCAATATATGGAGAGCAACAACAAGATCCGTAGGATTCGAGGAGTCAATCGGGAAAACCTTCTTTAGCAGAGATTTTGTTGAAATGAATTCAACCACATTTAGTTATTCCAAAGAAGGAAGGGACTATGATACCCGGAAGCAACACTACTTCCAGGTCCCCTTCATAAATTTCGGAATAATCAAAGGTATGAAAAAATCATCTGTTGCAAAAAGCCCTCAGCGGGCGAGAAGGAACAAGAAGATCAGAAGGAACAATAGGGGCAAGGGCTCGAGAATTAATAAGAGATTGCCCACCTGAACTGCAAAATCAGGTTATGGAACTCTTTATAGAGGAAAATAAAAGGTTTTTAACCACCTTTAATCTTCCTTGGTTCATACCAGAATGGATGGGGGGACTAGGTCTCCCAAGTATCTCAAAAAGATACTCTGCCTCTGAACTAGACTATAGGATTGCACATGCAATCCTCTTAAATTGGAAAAAGTCAAGACCACAGCTGATTCCAGCTGAGGGTTCTTGGCATATCCGAAAATTAGCAAGTCAGAGGCATCCAACTGATGTTCCTGAGTATAGGGTAGAAAAGGGGACGGGTTATCAAAACCTGGAAGAAGTAAACGGATTATTAGCCGTTAACCTCCTCTTCGATTCTAATAAACATATAACCGACATATTCTACGAACCTGACAGAGATATAAAGAGTATTTATCGTCATAATGAGAAACTGTGGTCACCAGCTAGGTGGAAAGGTATATTACCTCCACCCCTGACAAAAGAGGAACTAGAGTATCTTCCAAAGATTGGAATGATAAATCTGACCTCAGTTGGGAGAAGGCCTCTAACTGCAGAGGTCTCCTTAGCATCTGAACTACAGTCCCTCCAAGACCAATATATCATAGAAACCTTCACTAAGAGTGAAGGCCTCATTGATCTACTGGACTAGGCGCAAGAACCAAAACTCGGGGAATGACCCTACAGCAGTAGAAGTCATTCGTGGAAGTTTCATCTGGTCCTTAACTAGG